CCAAGAATAACTGTTATTGATTACAGTTAATCCCGGGCCAGCAACGATATTTTTAATCATGCTACTACCGCCCAAACAACGAAGATGTAAGTAAATTGATGTAGCATTTGGTCAAATCCTAGATGATTCCAAAACAATGGATTTCTAATGTCTCTATTTCCATAGTTCATCTTAGCCCAGTCGATGTGGTAGTGTAGTACCAAGTCCACAAAGGCTAGTACTGCCGCATAGGCAATGTACGATGATCCAGTAACTGCTAGTATAGCTAACATGGTGCCGATACCGTGTTTGGCACTGTGACCGATACCGGCCCCGTCACCGTAGATACCTTTACTGGCAACTTCCTCATTGGTTTGATTTACAAAATCAATGTACCAATGCTTAAATTGTAGCAATACCAAAAGAAATACTGCGGCGGTAATCATGCTTTCTCCCGATCAATTGTTAGTTGCATAATTTCTGCTACTAGCGCATTAAGCGTGATATCACGCTCATGTGCAAGTTTCATAAGACGAAACAACTCGTCGTCGCTGAGATTAAGGGGAACAGTAACACGAGTGTCGTATTCTTCTCCGGCTACGATAGCAAGAGCCTTCTGAATCCAGTCATCGTCAGATTCTAGGTCAGTGTAATCGACAGGCGATCCATCATCTTTTTCCCAGGCCATGTCAACGATCCCTCGATTGGCAGTTTCTTCGTTGAATGCCAATTTAAAATCTGGATTTATCATACGATAGGCACGTTCATGTGAGTAGTCAAATGCTTCTACTTTGTAAGCTATTTGAGATACAGTATCGAATACAATGCTTATAGTAAATCCGTCTTGATCGCCATTCCACGAATCGAAACAATATGAATTGGGACCGAAACAGTCCCACTCGTAGTTACTGCCCTCAGTGATACGGTATTTGACAATTTCAAAAAATTCTTTAAGAGTAATCATTTTGTTTCGGGGTATTCCGCAGTTAGGAAATCGATGTAACCTTGTACGCTTTCGCTGATGCGCTTAAGATCGTACTTGCCGCAAAACTTCATGAACTTAGTTCCAATTTGGGGAATATTCTTAGTCACGCTGTTGGTAGCAATAGTTTCTGCAATCTTAATTTTAATTGCATCAGGCTGTGCAGTCAAGTCTACTAACACACGATTGCGCTCGTAGTCATCTAGTACACGATGTTCTTCGCCGTTGTGGTCGGTCCAACGTTGCAACATCAAGTTGTTCCAGTTGAATCCTTTACTATTACGATCTGCAAAGGCTTCTTCAAGGCCGACTTTGTTCTTCGTGCCTTTTTTCCTAACGCCAGGGAACGCAGAGAAGATGTTGTCGCTAGTGTCGCCGCGCATGCACTTTTCGAATAGGATCCACTCAGGGTCCGGAATTCTTTTGGGTTCTTTAGTTTTCGAATCTTTGACTGGGGCACCTTTTTTGTCAAATATGCCTTCGATGGTATGGAGCTCATCTGCGATCCCGTTATATTGTTTTACGTTAGCGGCTAACAACTGATGGAAGTCACTGTCGCTACTTACGATAATGTGCTCGTCTGTGGGGTGTGCTTGAATCCACCCTGCTACAAGATCGTCAGCTTCTAGATTTTCATGCTGAAGAACAGTACAATTAGACTTTTCATAAAAGAATGTTTTAAGCTCATCAAACGAAGCCCAAAACAGTGCATCTTCTTCTTGCTCAGCTTCGGTAAGTGCCGCACGAGCAACAGCACGATTCTTTTTATAAGGTTCGTAGTAGTCTTTACGCCAGCTTCGACCTTCTAGGCAAATGACCACGTGATCTGCCCGTTGTTCTCTAAAGCACTTGGCAATACTAGCAAGGGTAACGTGAATAGCAAAGCCCAACCGATCCCAAGTATCTGCTTGACGATGTGCCGCATGACGGGCGCGGAAGAATGTGTTAGCGGTATCTACGATTAAGTATTTCATATGGTAATAATAGCATATTACTCATTATGTGTCTACAGTACTTTAACCGAAATTAGCTAACTTCGCTACGCCCATTTCCTAAATCTTTACGCTCAATTACACGTGGGCGCATTTCTTCAGGTTGGTTAGCTTCCCATTGCTCGAATTCTTCCATGAGTACATTTCGACAAATGGTTTTGAACCAGTTATCCACAATGTCTGCATCCGTTTTACCTTGGTAGCCGGCACGTATTAATTTGGATACAAAGATATCATTCCAATCTAATTCAAACGCACCATTACCGATATTCTCAGGGTCAAGCTCCACACTGGTAATGCTTACATAAGGCTCACCTTTTGCAGTGGCGATGTCTTTGGGACTCTTACCTTTTACTTTCAGTTTAGGTTCTTCTACTTTGGGCTTTTTGGCTCGTGGCCGGCGAGGCTTTTTAACCTTAGGCATTTCGGGTGCGGCTGTTGGCTCAGGCAAACCTCTGTTCTCAGGCACAGGCTCGGGTTCCTTGTGCGCCTCTGGCTTTTTAAAAAATTTATCAATGAGTCCCATTTTCTTCCTTAACATCGACATTACGTTCGATAATTTGTTTTTTGTCCCAATAGTCATCGGGGCAGTTACCATACGGGCTATTGCCGCTTTGGTATATTTCATCTACGCCAGCTTCATCTTCACGTAGAGCAAACACGCAGTAAAATACAATATCGTCTTCGAGTGCTGTAAACTTATGTGAGTATTCTTTTTTTATAGTAATAAATGTAGGCCCAACAAATTCTTTAGGTTCGTGACCTTCAACTTCTACTAGTATTCGACCTTTGACCAGCATAGTCATATGATCAAAATAATGTTTATGATTGTCAAAGACATCGCCGGTTTTTTCTAACCAACGTTGGGTAACCCATAAGTTACCAAAATACCCAAACTCAGTTTCATTTCTCATCGTCGTTCTCGGGTATTGTAGTATTCTTTTCCAATATCTCAGCCTTTTCCCAATAGTCATCGGGACAGTTACCATAAGGGCTGTTACCGCTTTGATATAGTTCTTCAATGCCGGCTTCACCTTCGCGCAAAGCAAATATACAAAAGAATACTGTGTTATCTTCTAATGCTGTAAACTTGTGTGCTTTCTCTTTGGCAATAATAATATACGTAGGAGCATAAAACTCTTTGGGCTCATGGCCTTCTGTTTCCACCAACATACTGCCTTGACTTAGAATAGTTACGTGGTCAAAGTAGTGTTTGTGATTATCAAACACACCGCCCTTTACATCAATCCAACGTTGTGCGATTGCTACGTTGCCGTAGAATCCAAAGAAGGTTCCAAACATTAGCTCAGGCTTTCTATCAGCCATATTAATTTCCTTTAAGCTTCCAAACAAGGTGTTCCATTTTATCGTGCCAGCGGTGCTCAATAATAGGTTCGCCGGGGCCGGTAAGAATGCCGGTACCTCTATAGGCACGCTCTAACCAAATAACACGCTTGGTTATATAGCACCTGCGTGGGAACCAGGCAAATTTTAATTGCCACCCCACGCAAAGCCGGTAAAACCAGTCGCTGCCGGTACCATACAGCATCAAGTGCCCCACTCGTTCTTAAACAGTGGTACCTGTAGTCGATCACTGTAACGCCACCCACGCTTCATAGCTTCTAATGCCACGTTCTTATTGTTTAATACATAAACACTTTCAACACCACCTACGGGCATTAGATAAACGTGTCCTTTAAATCCTGCGGCACGATATGCACCTACAGCACATTCTGCGTCTGCCACGTCTTGTGCATTGGCTACAACAAACTTAAGATATGCTGTACCTACAGATTCATAGTCACATACTACATCGGGTACAATAGCATCTTCCCAACGCTCGCCACTGCAAGGCAGTTTAGCACTTACACTAAAGGTAATTTCACGATTGTACCAACGACTCCACTCTTGTAAGTACTTCTTAAACTCTGGCGTTAGCTCTTGAGTTCCGTTAGTTTCAAAAGTAATTTCTTTAAGACCTGACATCTTAATATTGTTGAGTAGATCTGGGTAGCTACGTTGCCAGCCCAGCAAAGGCTCTCCGCCGGTAATTACCAAGTGCTCGTCTTTCCACCCTTTGTAAGGTAGCGTATCCACAATAGCATCGGCAATCGAATCACTATCCAAAACGGGAGATAGATGCTTAAAGCGAGGATCCCAACTAGCGTAACTATCACAACCTGTGCTAACAAGCGGTAGCGATTTGTACTCGGTGTAAAGATCGGGGTTAATATTTTCGGCCTCATTGCTAAGTTCTCCTCGGGGCATGCCAAAGCCGGCACATTTAAAGTTACAGCCAAATGTGCGTAAGAACACAGACGGCACACCCATGTAACGTCCTTCTCCTTGCACACTATAAAACAGTTCTGCGATTTTAATCTTGCTCATGTGTAAGCTCTTCTGTAAAAATATTTGACCACTCTCTTAGCTTTTCTAATTTTGCATCTTTAGCAATCATGACCGCTTCGAAATCTACTATGCCAAAGTCGTGACATAATGTAACCA